AATATAAATCTGTCCACCTATAATATCTTTATTCTTATTATAAATTAGATTCGCGCATCCTTCATCAATAAATAATCCAAAAAAATAAGCCCAATCTTCAGTAATTGTTTCAACACTCAAAGAATGATTTCTCGTTTGTTTTGCAATAAAATTAAAATTGAGATTATCTCCTTCGCCCCAAATATTTGTGTTATATCTTATTGCCATGAAATCACCACGTTCTAGTTTTTGCGTCTCAATATATCCTGTTTGACCACTTTGTAAAGTTACCCACCATTTATGAATTAAAGTGCTCTCAACATCCATCACGGTTGTGTGCAGCTGCCGGGTTTTTTGTTTACCATTATTGACTATAATCGCACCACCATACATCTTTTCATATCCACAAGAATTATATGTTGGAACAATATATGTTCCAATTTCTTCCGATGGCACCAATGTTGAAATAGGTTGAGGTCCCTTATCAGTTAACAACATAGTATCTTTGGGAACACAAGAAACGATAATAACCTTTGATTTTTCACCAGTGGATATGGTAGGGTAAACAGACTTAAAGAAATCTGAGGCAATATTATCAGGAACGAATGCAAACTCATCCAGCATAAGTAGAGATATAGAATAAGAACGAATTGCATTTGAAGAGGTACTGCTGGCAACCACACAAACACCATTTTCAAAGTTTACTTCACCTTTGTTCCATCCACCTTCCATAACACCTTGCTGCATCCATATAGGTAGTTGCATGTATGAATCTTTGAATTCTTTCATTAATTTATGGGCAGTTTTTTCCTTATTTGCAAGGATAGCACACGTCTTATGAGTATTAAATAGGACATAGTGAAGTAATAATATTCTACACACTACAGAATTGTGTGATAAAATGCCGTTAGAATAAAAGGAATGCATATCACTTTCAACTGTAACATCATACATCTCTTCTACTTCATTGGTGTTGTAAACACTTGTAATTTGCTGAAGTCCCTTTTCTGTATATATTTCAGTACCTATTTGAAGATCCTTAACAAATATTTGTTTATAATCTTTAGTGAAAAGAATGTGTTCATCTGCACATTTAAGTGAGTAATCTTTGGTTTCAACTACCCACACTTCGTACGGAATAGTTTTGTGGATGTGTGTGAGGGGTTTCCATCCATCTTCCGTTTCTATTTCATAATCTTCCAATTCAATAGTGTCAACAATCGTTGCCATTCAAACTCCCCATTCAATTAATTATTCAAATATGTTTTAACCGTTTTCTTATTAATCTCCCGCTAACAATTTTTTACTGTTCTTATATAAGCAACCTATATTCATTTCTTTAATTTCACCAGTTTCTTTATTTTTTATTTTTATTTTGGTATGGTCCGTTAGACATTTACCCACCTGCCTGGAACTAAGCACTATTGCATGCTTCTTGTCAGGGTGAGAATGATGAGGAACAGTTGGAGGTTCAACCATTGCTGCAAGCATCTTCTTTTGATAGTCTCTGAGTTTAATAACATGTTTACCACTATCAATTTCGATAACAGTAAAATATTTTTCAGCCCAATAAAAAATGTCCTGACTACATTTGAGCCATTCTTTTTTCATTGCTTCAGTATAAACAATCTTTTCACCAGCAGATCTTAGTAGGGGGTTATTTTGATACATTATTCTTCGACCTCTGTTGGGTCTTGAACTTCAACATTAAAAGAAGTATCAATCCTATCAATCTCTCTTTCAGATTGAATCTTCTCCATCCAATCAAGCAAGTCTTTACCACTCATTTCAATGTTAACATTGGTTGTGGGCTTATTCATTTCAGGATTGTTGAAAATTTCCATGTCGGCAATCATCTTATTTAATTCTCTCAACTCTTTTAGCTGCATAGTAACAGAATTAGTGAGAGTAGCAAATACCTCAAATTTCCTCGATTCAGAACCTATCTTTAAATCTTGATCAAGACGCTCAAGAACACTCAGAGTAATTTGAATTAATGATTTAATTTCAAAGAGTAAGTATTCTTGATCTTTGATAGCAACCTGTTTTTTCTCAATTACTTGCTGTTGTAACTCTTTTTTCTTTAAATCAACCGTTTGTAATTGTTTTTCAACATCTTGAGCACTTTGTTCAAATGTAGTATTCAATTTCCTACTAATTTTATCAAACGATGGATTACTTCCTTTTCCATCCATATAAACTCCTCTTTATTAATTTAGAGACATTTCAACATTTGCTTGAACTGTTTCAAAAGCATCCATCAAATCATTTGAAAGCTTCCAAAGTTTTCTGTACCAATCTCCAATTTCTTTTACAAATGTTGCATTGCCAGCTTTCTTAAGATTGTCTTGGATTTTTTCCAACAAAACTACACTTTCTTCTAATGATTTTAAAGATTTTTTGAGATCCATTTCTTCATTTTCGTTAATAAATTGGATAAAATTTTCTGACTTCATTTCTAACTATCTCCCGTTAAAGTTTTATTTTGTGTCCAGTATACTTCTGTATCAATATTATAACCACTTAGATCCCAACCACTTGTTGGAACAACATCTTGAGCAGAGAAACCAACTGTAGTAGACATAGTCTGCAAGGTGTTAAAATTATCACTTGCTGAAACACTATTATATTCAGCACCTATAGAAACATTTGCAAAATTTTGATATTGTTGAGTAAAATATTGTGTATCAATGTATTTAACCAATTTACCAATTGATACCGGTTTATATTGCCATCCTTCTACCATAAAATCAATAGTTGCATTAACTTCTCTCATTTGCTCTTCTCCAAGCTCCATCGGAAAATCTAAATTAACACTGAGGAGAGCAATTGGCAAATCTCTTTCTATGTTGAGGAAATTAAATTCTTTTACTCTCAACATATTTTTTGGTGTAAAGTATGGAAGAATGTTTTGAAGTATTTGTGACAAATCTTCCATCGATTCTGTACGTATATTTAATGTAAAATTGTAATCGTAAGGAGCTGGTTCAAAATCTGTTTTCAATGATTCAGCACTCCCTAAGGCCAATGCTTCATCTAACCAGAATCGTTCCTCGTTTAAAGACTTGGCTCTATCAGATGCAAATGCAACACCAACTAAATTAACACCCATACGAGGAACAGTCATATAGTAATTGTATAGAGGGCTTTCCTCTTGTTTTAACCTTTGTAATGCAGTTTGTTGAGGTTTATCAACTAAACCATAAACAATAGGAACTTTAATAACTTTACGTATATCAGCAGAGTGAGCAGATAACCAATTTTCTGTTGCACTTGTAGACTGATAACGATCATAACTTCCTAGTGGATTATTATAATCAGCATCAATGTAGCGTTCTACATACATGTCATTAAACATATCCAAGAATGCTACAGTAACTCCCCATATAGTTTTTGGATTATAGAAGTTTTTCATTTATTTTCATCCAATCATCATATCAATGGGTTCACTCTGGCCACGTATCTCTGTTAATATACGTTCTTCTTCTTCTTTTCCTTCTTGAATCAATCTTTCACCATTGATAGTTCCGGAACCAGGAAGAGTAACAGAATACTTAGCAATAATTTCACCCCATAATATTTTGGTGCGAGCTGTTGCGAGATCTTGAACCAAACCACAATTATAAAGAGCTAATTCATTTTCTTTGCGATATAAAGTTAATAAACCAATCATTTGTGTGGGAGGTGTAGGAACTATTATCAATTCCTCCTTCCATGGAATCCAATTTGTTGAGTATATTTTTCCAAACATATCCTTTATCAAAGCAAGATATTGAGAAGCTATAGTGTAGCTTGTTAACTGCATGCCGACTTGAGGCACCCCTCCACCCATACCAGCATCGGGGCGAACACCTGGAGATCCACCATACCCCATTGTACCAACGCTAAACATTGATCCCACACCTTGCTCTTGTAATAGAATGTGAGTAGGAGAAAAAAGTGTATTTATGCCATCAACATCACTCGATACATCAAAACTCACAACATCATTGATATTTTGTCCACTTAAATTATAAGTGCTGACACCAGCTGATGTAGTGAAAACTGCATAGTCAAGAAAGTTTCCTTCACCATAATTATAACGATGAAAATCTTTGATGGTTTTATCTATAACCAATTGAATTTGACGATTGGAAACTTCAATGTTAATTACTGGAGCTCCCAGCTGTGTCTTGATAAAGTTTACAAAATTATAAACACCATTATCAGGATCATCCACACCATTTTTACTAGTAATTTGAAACATGAATCCTCTCTTTAATAATTATGTGAAAATTAGAATATCAACAAACACATGTTGTATACTTTTGTTTTCAGTCACTTTTTTGAGATATTTGTTCAACTTGTTCTGATTTTATTTTAGAGGATAAATTCTTCCGAATTGTTTTATTTATTTTTTTCCCTTTTAGAGGCTTATCCACATTTTTTGTTTTGTTTGCAGGTTTGGGAATTTTTATAACTTCTATTTGTTCTTCAGTTACCATCTCATTTATATTTAATTCATTTTTACATTCTTCGTTGACATTTGGATAAGAAATTTCATCTGGTTGTACTGGCACCTCTTGTTGTGCTGGAGGTGTTGGAGGTGTAAGAGGCATATCACTCATTTGAATTGGTGTTAGAAAACCCTTATACTTATAAGCTATTTCATAAGGCAAAACATATTGTTTTCCATCAAAAGGAATTATTTGCTTTAACTCTACAATTCTAATTGGCAAACCACTTTTATTAACAACTACCATGATAATCCTCCTTATTCAATTAAATACGAACACTACTTTTCATTATTACTTATGTATTTCATTAAGATGAAAAATTTAAACAAAAAAAAGCGGGGACTTTCATCCCCGCTTTATTTAATACCCAATTATTTCTAATTAGATAGTTTCACCAGCACCAGCAATGACCGAATTCATATTGGTGAAAGTTATGAGTCTGTAATAACGTCCGCTTCCAAGAAGACTGTCAGTTATTGCATAACGCGACATAACACCGATACGAGGAGCAAAATTCTCCTGAGAGTTGCCACGATTCATAACACCCATGATGTAAGGAGAGTAAATCACACCAGCATCACTTGCTCCATCACCCTTATAACCAACAAGAGCATAATCAGTCTGAGCGTACTGATCAATATAAACTGCGATCCGATTGTTGATAGTACCAATCTGAGTAATGCCAGCAGCTTGTCCAATAATGCTTGAAGAATTGCCGGCGAAAGCTGGACGAGCAGCTTGCAAAGCAGTTGCAACAGCAGGAGA